CGCAGACGCTCGGGCGTATATCAACACGAGCGGCGCGACCGACCGCGCAGCGATCAACCATTTCGTAAAGGGAATGAAGCGCATCGGCCTTTACAGCAGCATGGTGTGCTGGCCGCTCCGCTCAACCCAGAACACAGGCACAGGCTCGACCGCATACTCGTTGGGCGGGTTTGGCACTTATAACGGGACGCTCGTAAACGGGCCTACTTGGGGGGCGGATGGGGTAACTTTTGCATCTGCTTCAACCCAGCGCATCGACATTTCCACTTCGCTTGTTTTCTCTCCGACTACTGTACCGTTTAACGCAATGACCGTGCAAAACGCATCGTCAATAAGCGGGAGTCATTCAAATGTTTTGGGGCGAGGAAAATTAAACGACTCGCTCGCTGATATTTCGTGGGCACTTAGGGCCACCACCACGACATCTCAGCCGCAAATAAGCGACGGAACCGTTCAAACTATTTACAATGTTTCCGGCAATAGTCTGAACACATTTAAGGCATTTCAGATGTTTTCCGAAAGCGATTTGATCCGCGCAAATATAGACGCAGGCTCATTCACAACAGGAGCCGCAAGGACGCCAAATCAGGATGCAACACACACGCTGCGCATTGGCGCAACGATTACTGGAACGCGATATTTTGACGGAAAAATATCTTTCGCCTTATTCGGAAACTCATCAAACGCAAATTCCACTGCGCTCTACGCCCTCTACAAATCCACCCTCGGCCAAGGACTCGGACTGCCATGACTCCAATGAACGACCACCCTTTCTGTGTTGCGCTAGTCGGAACTACAACGTCCGCCACAAGCTTCATCATTTCCCTTCTGCCTCACCTCACCGCAGGCGTGCAATTCGCGACCGCTTGCGTGGGCCTCATCGCTGCCATCCTCACGGCGGTCTATATGTCGCGAAAAGTAAAGCACCAAAACAATGAAAAATCTGACTGACACCATCTTCGACTACGCAAGCCAGACATCAACGTGGCGCGGGCTTATTTTCGTCGCTGCCAGCCTCGGGCTAACGCTCGATCCTGAGCTTCAGAATCACATCATCGCCGCAGCCCTCGGGCTTGTGGGCATCATTAACGTATTCCGAAAGGGGCAGTGATGCTTGACCACTACCGCACCATTGCCATCGGCTTTTTCGCGGCGGCGATCTTCTGCCTCCTCATGCTATTTATGACAGGATGCGCCGTCTCGTGGCCTACGAAGGCTGGCAACGTCACTCTCTCATTCAGCCCGCCGCCCGAACTCCTCAACAAATACGGAGCGCATGTTTTTGACTCGCCTACCAGACGAGACAAATGAGCCAAGAAATTTCCGAGTTTCAAAAACTACTCGACCGCCAGGGAATCAAATACTTCTCGGCGAAAGAGGTTTTTTTCCTTGGCAATTCCAATTCATACCTCAAGTGCAACGCGATCCCATCGCAGGTGCTTTGGCCTAATATCATTCCGACCCTCTACGCTGCCGACGCAATCCGCGAGCTGCTTGGCGTGCCGATCCAGATCCTCTCGGCCTACCGAAACGAAGCCTACAACAAAGCCATTGGCGGGGCGCGTGGGAGCTACCATACGCGATTCATGGCCATCGACATCACAGCCAAGGTCTCCATCCCCGACCTTGTGAAAATCGCGAAGGACGTCCGCAATGAAAAAATCTTCACAGGCGGCATCGGCACATACGCCGGATTCGTTCACATCGACTGCGGGCCTTTAAGGAACTGGCACGGATGAAAAAAATGGAGAAGAGCCGCGAAGCCGTAATGGTTGAAGTCCGCAAGCTCCTTTCTGAACATTTTGACGCAGGACTTGCAATCGTTACATGGGAGCACGAGGGCGACACGTTGCACTCCGAAATTAAATTTGGCAACCGCTACGCAGTCGATGGGCTACTCGACCAAGCAAACGACATCATCCACCCGCCGGAAGATGAATATGAAGAGGAGGAACTTATATGAAAGCCACGCTTGAATTTAACCTGCCCGAGGAACTCATATGAAAGCCACGCTTGAATTTGACCTACCCGAAGAGCGCATGGAACACATTTGTGCCGTTAAGGGAATGGATTCAATTTTAATACTCGATGAGCTTTTGTCAGAAATCCGCTCGTTTCTTAAATACGATGGCGGAGAATTTCACGAGTGGCGTGACGAAGGAGGTGAGACGCACACGGCGTGCGCCGAGACTCTCGAAAAAGTGCGAAGCTACATTTGGCAACTCCGCAAAGACAACAAAATCCCCGACCTCGTATGAATATATCCAAAGGCTGGAAAAAATGGATGGCGGTAGGGTGCTCACACGGCGAACAGATCGACCCTGAAGCACGCAAGGCGGTCCTGACATTCCGCGACCGCTGGAAGCCAGATACGACATTTCACTTGGGCGACTTTCTGGACCTCGCAGCATTCCGAGCAGGTGCCGTCAATGACCCGAACTCCAGTGACCGCGCGGCAAGCGTGAGCGACGATCTCAGCGCGGGAATTGATTTTCTGCACGAACTCAGGCCGCAGCACATCCTATTTGGAAATCACGAAGCGCGGCTCTACAAGCTCGCAGCCTCGCCAAACGCGCTGGCAGCACATGCCAGCACGCTCACCATCCAAGCCATTGAGGAAGCAGCCAAGAAGCTCAAGGCGAGATTGTACCCGTATCACATCCGCAGCTACGCAGAACTGGGAGAAACGAAATTCCTACACGGCTACATGTTTAACGTGCAAGCGATCCGAGACCATGCCGAGACCTACGGAAACTGCGTGCTGGCTCACCTCCACCGCGTCGGCAGCGAACGCGCCCGAACTCTCAACGGCGCAACCGGCCACTGCACCGGCATGCTGGCCCGATTTGATATGGAGTATGCGAGCACACGCCGCGCAACCCTCGCGTGGTCGCAGGGCTTCGCTTACGGCTTTTACAACGAAAAAACGGTCACAGTAAACACATGCGAAAGAAAACACAATCACCCTTGGCTTCTGCCGATATAACAGCCGCTTGGGCGAGAGTTTTTGAACAGGCAAAAATTGACGACCTCGAACAACTTCACAGCGAGGGTTGGCAAAGCGTGTACGACATCTCCGAGCAATCTGGCCGTTGCCGAAGTACACTGTGCAAAACTCTCGACGAAGAAGTGAGCGCCAGACGGTTTGAGAAAAAACTCGCGAAGATAAAACGCGGGGCGCAAATAAAAACGGTCTCGTTCTACCGTCCGCTCGTAAAATAAAAAGCCATTTCACCCGCACCAGCATTAGACGCGCGGGCTTGTAAAGGCTTTTTTTAAAATTTATTTTTGGGAAATCTCAGAAAAATCTTTTCATTTTTTGGGAAGATGGAAAATTGATTTCAGCGCAAGTGATGCGCTCTAAAAATATGAAATGCAAAACATACATCTGCGAGGGCTACGACCCTCTTTTCGGTCCGATTCGGTACATGCTGGACGCCTGCTCGGTTGAGGAGGCAAAGGCAAAATTTAAAAACCTTCACGGCATCGCGGCGCTTTTTGTCGCTCTGGAAAAATAAAATGGAACCCGACTTTATCACCCACAATTTGCAGTTTGCTTGGGAGGCATTCAAAGCATTTGGGCCAGTCGCGATCTTCGCGACTCTGACCTATTGGATCACAACCTGGGGGGAGAAATGAACACATTGACTTGGAACGAAGCCAGCAACCCGCCTAAAGCGAACAAGACCGTCATCCTTCATTTTGGAGACGATCAACTGGAGACTGGTTATTTCGACGGAACCAACTGGAAATTTTGTTGCGGAACGCCACCGTTTGGAGCCGTCACTCATTGGGCGGCATTTGACTATCCGTCCGATGAGGGCATAGAATGAGCGCGACGGTTGCCCTTTCCATTGCCGTACTGACCCTCGGCTCGTGTTTTGCCTGCTACCACATCGGACGCGAGGCAGGGCGGCTTGAGAAGAAGGACAAATGAAAACCATCCTCGCCATTGACCCGGGAACGACGTACAGCGCGTTTGTCCAATACCGTGACGGAGTTCTTGACCACGGATGGATCTCAAACGATGACATGCGCCAAGTTCTCATCGGGCGCGAATACGACACGGTGGCAATCGAAATGATTGCCAGCTACGGAATGGCGGTTGGGGCCTCTACGTTCGAGACATGCGTCTGGATCGGACGATTCACGGAAATTGCAAGAGTCGAACCGACCCTCTGCTATCGTAAAGACATCAAACTTTTTCTCTGCGGCACGATGCGAGCAAAGGACGCCAATGTGCGCCAAGCCTTACTCGATCTTATCGGACCGCAGGGAACAAAGGCCAAGCCTGGGCCAACATACGGCATCAAATCCCATACTTGGGCGGCTTTGGCAGTGGCCGTTTACGCTGCTAATAACAAAAAGGAACAAAAAAATGAAAACTGAAATAATAGAAATCACGCCGGAAATGGCTCGTCACTGGATTGAAAAAGCAAACCATAACAATCCACGTAAAAAAATAAACTGGAACAACGTCAGGAAATTTGCGCAAGCAATAAAAGACGGAAAATGGACGACCACTCACCAAGGAATCGCATTTGATAAATTCAATCTATTGGTTGACGGTCAGCACAGGTTGCTTGCAATTATTGAATCTGGAATTGCAATTTACTTAATGGTAACAACTGGCGTATCACTAGACGCTGTGCCAGATATGGATCAAGGTTTAAAGAGGGATACCGCAACCCTCTTAAACATAGATGATAGATGCGCAGGAGTTGTTTCGTTTTTAACAAGACTCGCTATATCTCAAAGACCATCACGCCATGACTTGGAAAGTATGCGATCTCTTGTTTTGGATGATACTGAGCGTCTTGTCTCTGTATGTGGTTCAGCAAGACCCAAAATATCAAGTGCCCCGATTAAGGCAGCATTTGTTTTTTTCGAGCAAAAATACAACACTAAGAATCTGTTTAACCAATACAGGGATTTCGTATTACTCGATTTGAGAAAGTTGGAAACGATTCAATGCGTCTCAACGGCATTGCGCGCATTACATCAAAGACTAACTGGTCAAAATGGCAATACCGTAAGATCAATCTATGAAATAAATGCATATGAAGTTTTTGCATACACTATATATGCGCTGAAAAATCCAAATAACATTTCATTAAAAAGCGTCAATGTAGAATCATTACTAACTGAGGGCCGTGAATTTTATCGCAAATTTATTCCGCATCAGAAGGCGTAAAATTAAGAAATCAAAAACCAAAAAAATGAACCTAACAACAAAACAGCAGGCAAAATCGGACGGCTACCGTCCGCTCACCACGGCATACAATCTGCCGGGGGAACAATGGATGTTCGACAACATCCTAGAAGACATGAAGCGCGCAAATACGGACATCGTATTTGTCGGAGAAGATCAACAATCGGTAGAAATCTGGAAAAAATGAAAATTACAAAAGGAAAACAAACACGACCACAGCGAGTCGTCATTTACGGAGTCGAAAGCGTCGGCAAGACAACATTCGCCGCGCAGTTTCCGAATCCATTGTTTCTCGACATAGAAGGCGGCACAGCACACCTGGATACCGACCGCTGCGAGATTAACAGCTGGGCAGAACTCAACTCATCGCTGAAGGAGGTCGCAGCCAGCGATTACCAGACGGTCATCATTGACTCGGCAGACTGGGCGGAGCGCCTATGCGTAGAAGAC